CGATTTGCGGTACCAGAATTAGCTGACTGCCAGTACCAAGAAGGCTTACTACTCAATTTCGAACTGATTCAATCATAGTAACAGCCGTGAGAGGCGAATGGAATATCATGCGGCGCTTTTACGGCTGCGTCGTTTCGCTAAAGGGTCGGCGCGATACGCTTCATTGCTTAAGTTTTCCTTAAGATTAATCGTCCCTGACCTGGGGTTTAATGTTGAAATATCCCAAAATATCCTAACTGGCCCGTGATTGCACCATCGCGTGAGCTACCGCTTCAATCAGGTTCTCGACGGTCGGACGCAGGTAGTGCTTGCCGGATATGCCCGGCGGGATGTGTCCCATGAGGAACTCCATGGTGTCGTAATCGATGCGCCAAACGTACTGCGCGATGGTGCGCCAGGAGTTGCGGAGGTTTGCGAACGGGATGGCGTCGGCGCCCGCCGCGGACTCCCACGCGTGCGTCAGCGAGTTGATGTCGAGGGGCAATCCGTCTCCGCGATCCGCCATCCACCCGCTGCCGTCGGCCATGCGCTGCCTGGCTATCCCGTGGTAGAGCACGCCGTACGGCTCGGGTATCACCGTCGTCCTCACGCTCTGCGGGTTCTTGAGGTCGCCGTCGGGCAGAGGGAGGTCGCCCGTCTTCTCCATGCGCCTCACGATGGGCACGACGGCGAGCTTTATCCCGCGCGATTCGACGAGCTCCACTTCATCCGGCTTCACTCCGAGCGACTCGCCCGTGCGGGCGCTGCCGAAGCACGACAGGATGTAGGGAGCCTCGACGATCGTGCCGCGCAACCGCTCTAGCATCGCCTCGGCGTGCGCGAGATCGTAGGTGCCGGTGCGGCGCACGGCGGCCTTGCGCACGGGCATCTCGTAGGGGAGGCGGAACTTGTTCGTCTCCGCGAGCTCGTACTGCACGGCGAAGTCCAGCACCTTGCGCAGGATCACGACGGCGTGGTTCGCGTTGCCGACCGAGAGCGTCAGGAGCCATTCCTGGGCTTTCGCGGGCTGCACGCTGTCGACGGGCACGGAGTCCCAGCGAGGGGCGATCACGTTGCGCCAGCAGATGGCGTAAGCTTCGCGGGGGTTGGGCTTCGTCCTGCCGTCCTGCACCCGCCGATCGATCCACGGCAGGTACCACATGCGGTAGGCGTCTCCGATGGTGGGGACGGGCCTGTCGTCGGCGTGCATGACGCGCAGGCGCGCCAGCTCTAGGTCGGCCTCGCTTCGCGTGCATCGCAGCGTGCGGGATCTGCGCTTGCGCCCTTCCGGGGTGTTCTCGGGCCAGCGGATGATCTGCTTGTCCTTGGAAACGGACGTGATGGATCCCCACGCGCGGCGCTGCTTCTTCCTGGGCATGGTACAATCACCCTGCCTTCCGTGTTATGCGGTTGGTAATCTCTGAGCCTCCGTCCTGCCGCCAAGCTGTCGGAGGCTCTTTCCGCTCACCGATTCGGTTTATTTCCTATCATGAAATATGACACAACATATTGTGTTTCACCCATTGTTTCACCTGGAGTAACGTCGTGTTTTCAACACTGTTTCCACAATATGATGTGGATTTACATTAGGTTCCTATTGATAGTAAACTATCATTAGCTCATCTACCGCGCGTGGAAAGAGTATCTGGTTGCGTCCCTTCGGGGGCGCTTCCTGTTTTTGTCCTGATGCTGTCGTACTCTCCCCGTAGCTTTCTTAATCTATGATCTTGGTCTATGTAAAAAGCAGTTATCAAAAGACAATACTCCTTTCTTACTTCGACTATAACAACGTATCGCTCCTCCTCAAGCAGTATCTTGACGCGAGGGCTTTTGGTTTTAGGGTAAATGGTTGACCATACGAGCATGCCGTCGCATTCTTCGCAAAACGGATCGTTGCAGTTGCTGTTTTCGATGAACGATCTAATCCATCGTATGCGCTCGCATCGGTTTATGTCCGGTTTCCTGTCGTTGTCTTTTGCGAAATCGCAGCACGTCACATGCCAGAATGCCTCTTCGCGATCATGTTCCATCGGGTGCTTTCTGATTCGTACCGGCTTGTTTTCGTACGATGGGCTATCGTCGATGAAATCTGATTTGAAGATAGCGTACAGTTCGTTTTCGTATTCCTTCCAACGCCCCCAGTCTTGGCATGGAACCAACTCGGGGAGCCAGCATCCTTCGTATATCAAGATGATCACCTGCCGTAAGGTTCCCAGATGAGAAAATTGAACTTTTCCTCCCTGAAAAGGGTGTTCTTCATCAGGGTGTACCCAGATCGCTTGCTAATACGGTTTACAATTGCGACCTTTGTAGCATTCAGCTTTTCTTCCGAGGTGTCGTGGTTGTGTCTGTATGCGAGTGCACCCGTGAGAATGTCGACGAGCTGCATCAACTGGACTTCTTCAGACCTTATAGGTTGAACTCGTTTTATAATGTCGTGGTTGAAATCGTAAGCATTGTTTGCGCAGACGTCGCTCAGTTTCCTGGCGTTCTCCGTTGAATGGGTGTCCTTGATGTCGATGTAGACGTAATAGGATGCGATTGGACTGAAAATGATTTTGAGCATCTCGAAATACATCTTGTAATACCACTCGTCATGCGTCTGCGCGAACTTCCCATGGTCGAGTATTGATTTGTCAGGAACCACGAGGCCTCGAAAATGTACGTCGTCGTCATCGAAAAAGTAGTCAACGATATCAAGGTATAATTGCATATTGCCAGGCGAAGCCTTCGTCCATTTCACTTCTGCGCCTTTTTGTATACTGTGCTTCTCTTTAATCTCCTGGATGCGTTTGTTTATCTCTGGGACTTTTCCCTTTGGACACCAGACGGCTCCGAGTGACATGGCTTTCTTGCCGTCTTTTTCGAGGTGACAGCTCTCGTCGCAATAGACGTTGTAATCGTTGCCCCATTCAATGTTTCGCACAGCCTTCCTCCTTTCTTTTGTTTGTTAAGCCTCGCGCTGGGTGGCCGCCCGTACGCGCGGGGCTTTCTCTCTATCCTTGCAGCGCTTCCTTGCGAGGCCGCCCCGCTCCGCGCGGGTCGTCTTTCCTCTTGTCGACGGACTCCCTCGTCACGAAGGTGCGCCTGCCGCTGCGGTAGCCGTCGAGCAGCCCCGCGTCGATCATGTGCGTCACGCGCCCGGCGGACACGCCGAGCTCGCGCGCCGCCTGCGCGGCGGACATCACCTCCCCGCGCACGATGTAGGATTCGTCCGTCTCGAAGAACACGTGGACGCTCTCGCATCCTTCGGGGGCGTCGTGGCGCTTCGCCTCGGGCGCGGCTTCGCCGTGCAGCATGAGGGAAGCCATGTAGGTCCTGGCCGCGTCCGCCGCCATCTCCACCGCCTCCATGTACCCGTCGCCTTCCGTGAAGCATCCGGGGAGGTCGGGGAACTCGACGCTGTACCCGCCGTCGTCCTCGCGGGTCATGATCGCCTGGTAGATGAACTTGCCCATGTCTGTCCTTTCTCGGAGGAAGGGGAGGGCGGGGCTCAGAGCCACCCCGCCGCTTTCGCGATGTTGCGGTAGGTTCCCAGCCTCAGCTCCTTCTTCGACGTCGGGACGCTCACCGTCCTGCCGTCCTTGCGGAACACCACGTGGCTGCCCTTGCCGCTCTCCTCCTCCCATCCCTCCTTCCTAAGCCGCTTCGTCACTTCTCTGACTTCCTGCTCCTTCGGCATCGGATTTCCTTTCCCTCAACCGATGAGTATATTATAAAGTATTGCTAATTATATGGCAATATAAAATAGCAAGTATTTATAAAATGTTTTACCTGCCTGCATGCGAGGGGCTTTTGCATTCTGATCGTGCTATAATCCAGCTATTCGAAAAATAGATACCGAAGGATGGACGATGAAATCAGCCATGCGCTTCTTCTTCCTATTCCCCTGCGTTTACCTCACGCTCGCCTTGGTGTCCAATGCGCTCTTCGGGTGGGTTGTGTTCCCGTTCTCTTAGCGTATCTTCCCTCGCTTTGTTTCTCAAAGCGATTTTGACGATCGACGCTATTACCATAAGCGCAATGAGTATGACCATCGAGCCTAAGAACGTATAATCTCCGAGTGCCCACAGAACGCAATGAGCGGCAATCCACAGGAGCAGTGCATCGAACAGCGGGTCTCCGAAAGTAGACAAAATCAATCGCGGCTTCGTCTCTTTCTGAAAGTACATCTTCATTGCCAGGTCGGTGAAGATCTTTGACCTCAGGTCATATAAAGCATCTCGATCAAAGCTATCTTCGGCAATGCTTTCCAATCGCTCGTACAAATCTATGTCTCTCTTTAGTTTCGACCTCCACCCAAAGCTCCCTGTCGCTGAAGAGGCGACCAGGCAAATCACGGCAGCAATAACCACAAGTGCTATGGTCTCGGCATTTGGATTATCTAGGTTTACCGAAAACAATTAGCCATTCCACCTCCATCCTATATAGCCATTGCGCCGCCCTTCGATGCGCGGGGCTTTATTGTCTACTCTGTTGATCCGTTATCGGCAATCGTAACCGCTGTTCCCTTCGCCATGACAACGGCGAAGTCGCCCACGCTTCCTATGTCCATTCTCATTCCAACCAGGGCGTTGGCTCCAAGTTTTCGAGCATCGTGCTGCAGCTTGTTGAGCGCTGCTTCCTTCGCTTCGGCAAATTTTCCACCTAGGCTCTTCGACTCCGTTCCCGCTATGTCTGATAATCCGGCGGCGAATGTTTTAAGTATTCCCAGGCCGATTGCCGCTTCTGCCGTTATGTAGCCGTGGTAGCAAACAATAGGACGTCCTTCGACCGTGTCGGTCGATGTCATGAAAAGATGTTGCTCCCTCGGTCTTTCACCTGCGGTGACACCTTCGATTACCTCTAGGCAGTGGGGACATCTGTACGCAGCGTCTGAAACCGGTTCGCCGCAGAGCGGGCATTGCACGATTGGCATAGCTGCTCCTTTCATCTATCGGGTGCAGTCGGCAAATCCAATAACGGGAACCTTTTGCGCGATCTCCGCTCCATTGGCAATCTTGACTGACTTTCTCGCAAAACTCGCAGCTTCATCGTCGCTCCACCCGTGCTTTTCAAACACTTCTTTAAGATCTGATTCGAGGTGCTTGTCGATGATCTTTTTTGCATCTTCCATACGTTACTCCATCTCCTTGCTTGCTTGAAACCAAACCACAACGCCGACGAACTCGACGGTTCTCTCGTCGTGGCCGCTTATGACAATGTCCTCGTAACCGTCGTCCCAGCTGTCTGGCGACAGTATCATCGTGTTCGCCCCTCTGTACAGTCTTCGCATCACGTAGTCCTCGCCGTCGATGCTGACCACTGCGATGGAGCCGTTCTGCGGCTGCTTCCGGGGATCAACGAAGATGTAGCAGCCCTCGGGGTACACCTTGCTCATGCACCTGCCCTCGACCTGCAGGAAGTATCCGTCCCGGTGCCCGTCCCACACCTCGTAGGGCAGCGAAACGTTGTCCTCGATGATCTCGGGAGCCTGCGCGTCCCCGGCGTGGACGCGGCCGAGGAGGGGGGCGTAGGCTTTGCGGGGGGTCGCGGGGAATATCGCCCCTACCGGGAAGTTCGGCGTTTCCGCAAGACTCTTCGCTGCGAGTCCGTAATTTTCTGACTTGATGTCATCTGGGTCGATTCCGTAGATCTCAACAAGCTTGCTTACATGGCGATCCCTGATGTTGATTTTTCCGCTTTCCCACTTCACGACTGACTCGCGTGTAACCCCGAGCTTGTCAGCCAATTGCTCTTGGGTAAGATCGTGAATCTCGCGAAGCTTTTTGATGTTGTCTCCCGCGTTCACTTTCGCGCTCCTCGTCGAGTAGAATCAAAAGTTCTCTTTGTGAAATAATACGCTCCATTTCGAAAATCGAAAAGAAATGTTTTAATTCGCTATTTACAAATAGCGAAAGTGTACTTATACTTCTCTTTAGAGAGGAGGTAGGTATGCCGGAAAACAATAAGATCGTTCGCGCGGCTCGCGTCGCAAGCGGTTTCACGCAAGAGCAGGCAGCGGAAATCATCTGCGTGTCGACACCGACTTATACCGCGAGGGAGAAGCTTCCGAAGTCTTTCACCGTCGATGAGCTTGAGGATCTGTACAACAAGTTCAACGAAAGCGGAAAAGGACTGATCAAGGACTTCCTCCGCGGTATTTTTTTGCTCTAGATAGTGAAGTTAAACATCACTATCTTGTAATGGCCTCCTAGCACAACGGTCAGGGCGGCGGCCTTATAAGCCGCAGAGCCGGGTTCGACTCCCGGGGAGGCCACCGGCACTTTGAGAACCGAATACCTGCACGAGCGGCTTCTCGGAAAGGAGCCGCGAATGAGAGAAGAACGAAGCGTATGCCACGCCGTCGAGAAGCTCGACAGGCACGAGACGCAAGCCGGAGTGGTGTTCACGGCGCACCTCGAATGCTCCTCCTGCGGCGAGCGGCTGGTCAGCGACGGCAGCGACTGGTCCGGAGCCTTGGTTCCGAGCCGCTACTGCCATCGATGCGGCTGCAAGGTCTCGGAGGCCGGGACGGGCGTGGGCGGTATCGCGCGCACCTTCAGCGCGGCCGTCGCCGGAAGCTCGACGAGCACTTCGGGCTTCGGTGATTCCGACATCTCGCCGGACCAGTAGCGGTATGCAAAGGCGGCGCACAATGGGAACGAGAAGCACGCTTCGACGGCACCGGGCTCGATGACTTCCGCGAAGCCTCCTTTGAGGAGGGACGCGTCGAGCTTCGCGATCCTGGCGGGATCCGCCGGCGCGATCTCGAACAGCGCGCCGCCGGAAGCCGTGATCTCCGGCCATGCGTCGAGCTCGGACGGATCTTCGACGCAGAACACCGACTGGAACCTCGACGGCATGCCGGGAAAGTCGGCTCTCCTGACCAGCTCGAACGTCTGCTCGATGATGGCAGAAGACGGCTTTCCCTCAAGAGATCCCAAGTTGAAGAGCGGGATGTCGGAAACGCGCGACCGAACGGTCGAAAGGTAGCGCAGCCCGTGTCTGGATATCCCGCGCGGAAACATCCTGGCGACAGCCGCGCCGGCCCCTTCTGCGCAAAGAAGATCGTCCGACGCGGACGAGACGAGCTCGAGCCTCGCGCCTTCGAGCAGCGATCCTGTCCTGTCCAAATGGTAGAGCATCCACCCTCCTATCGGTTGAGAAGCCGATTCTAGCAGAGCAGCCGCTCGTGCAGGTATCCGGTCGCACCTTGAAAACCCCATCGACGCGGCGGTATGTCCCGCACGCGCCCCCGCACATCGAGGCGGGAGCACTGCCCGCTGATCAAAGCGGGATAACGTAAAACGGCGATGGGAAGGAGGACGGCATGGAAAGCGAAGGCACGCCCGAGCTTCTGCGCATGGCGCGCATCGCGGGGCTTCCCGCGAAGGGAGCGTACACGCTGCGGGAAGTCGCCCGCGCGTCGGGAACGTCGTACACGACGCTCTACGAGGACGCGGTAGCCGGGCGCTTGCAGACGTTCCTGCCGCCGGGGCGCACCCGCGGCAGGCTCGTGAAGCCCGAATGGTTCGAGGATTGGTGGAAGGAAGGTATGGAGAATGCCGGATAAAAGGAAAGCGCGCCAGTCCTGGAAAAGCGGGCGCGCATCCGTCTATGAAGACGACAGGAGTATACCACAGGACGAGTTCGAGCGGGGGATGCGCATGCTGTGGGTCCCGTTCGCGCTGCTTCTCGTGCTGTACGCGCTGTGGGAGGCGGTCGCATGAGGCCCGCCGAGCCGCCGTCGAACCAGATGGCGCTCCCCGGCATGGGGAGCGAGGGCGAGGCGCTCATGGACGAGGCCAGGCGCTGGGTCGCCGCCCACTACGACGAGTGGCAGTTCTGGTGCGCCACGGCCCGGAGGGACGGCGACGAGACGGGGTACATCAGCTCCGACGCGGTGACCCACATGATGCGCCACCGGTTCCGCGTCGAGGTGAAGAACGCCTACACCCCGGCTTTCGCCCGCATCTTCCTCGAGCGGCTCAAGCCGGCCGAGCGCGAGATCTACCGCCCGTGCTTCCGCATGGGCCGCTCGAAGGTGGACATGTACACGGAGGTGGCGCTGTGAGGCAGGAGTTCGAAGTGCCCGGCCGCCTCGCCGGGTGCAACGACTACGTCGGCATGTGCCGCGCGAACGCCCGCGCCGGGGCGAAGGTCAAGCGCGAGAACCAGGACGTCGTTCTCCGGTGCATCAGGCAGGCGGGGCTCGCCCCCATGCGCGGGCCGGTAAACGTCAGGTTCACCTGGATCGAGCCGGACATGCGCCGCGACAAGGACAACATCCGCTTCGCGGCCAAATTCATACTCGATGCCCTCGTCGAGGCGGGGGTAATAGACAACGACAACTGGGCGTGCGTGGGGAGCCTGTCGGACGACTACCTCGTCAACAAGGCTAACCCGCGCGTAATCGTGGAACTGGAGGAAGCATGAACGTCAACGAGCAGCTCGCGGTGCTCACCGCGTTGAAGAAGGCGGTGGACGAGCGACTCAAGGAGGTGCGCTCGGACGCCGACGAGGCCATGCGCGATGCGTACGAGGAGGACGGAGTCGAGAAGAAGGCGCTCAAGGTCTGCGGCGAGAAGGTCGGCGAGCTCGTCGTCACCTTCGCGTCCGACGGGTACGAGGTGTCGGACAGGAAGGCGTTCGAGGAGTTCGCCGTCGACTACGGGCTGGCCTCCGTGAAGAGGTCGATCAGGCCGGACATGATGGACAGCTGCATCAAGGCGCTCGAATCCGTGTTCGACGCCGAGGTGCTCGAAGAGGCGGTGCGGGAAACCGTGGTCGTCTCGGCTGACTGGGAGAAGTCCATGAGCCGCGTCGGGGACGCCGTGTGCTACATGGACTCCGGCATGGTCGTGCCGGGGGTCGAGTACCGCCCGAAGCTCGCGAAGGGGACGATGGTGCGCGGGTGCAAGCCCGACGACGTGGTGCCCATCCTGCGCGGCCTTCCCGGCGGCGTGGACGCCCTCCTGCTGGGAGGTTCCGACCATGGCGAGTAACGCGCTGATCGCCTACAAGCTTGACAACGGCGACGACATGAACCTCACGCCCGGCAGGGTCAGGGAGCTTCTCGTCAACGGCGACAAGGACAAGGTGTCCGATCGCGAGGTGACGAACTTCATGATGCTGTGCAAGGCGCACCGCCTGAACCCGTTCACGCGCGAGGCTTACCTGATCAAGTACGGCAGCAGTCCGGCCACCATGGTGGTGGGCAAGGAGGTTTTCACCAAGCGCGCGCAGAAGAACCCCAGGTTCAAGGGGTTCGAGGCGGGCGTGTCGGTCCTCAGCAGCGACAAGACCAAGCTCACCAGGCGCGACGGATCCATGGTAGTGGAAGGCGAGACGCTCGTCGGCGGATGGTGCCGCGTGTACGTCGACGGATACGAGAACCCCATGTTCGACGAGGTGTCCATGCGCGAGTACTCGACCGGGAAGAGCAACTGGACGTCCAAGCCGGCGACGATGATACGAAAGACGGCCATCGTGCACGCCCTGCGAGAGGCGTTCCCCGACGAGTTCGGCGGCCTCTACGACGCCGTGGAGATGGGCGTTGGCGAAGAGGACATGCCGGAAGGCGACGTCGAGCAGCCGCGGATAGAGGCCGTCTACGAGACGGCGGACGAGGCATCGGCGGCCCCGGACGGGGCCGAGGAGGAAAAGGGCCTGGCAGGATTAGCGACCGAGGCGGTCTGCGCCAACTGCGGCAACGTCGTGAGCGAGGTGGCCGCCGATGCGACCGCGCAGGACCTCGACGCCGGAATGGCGTGCTGCGAGTCCCCGAGCTACGAGCTGAGGTGATCGCATGCCGCGCCAGAGGATGGTCAAACCGGACTTCTTCGACAGCGGGAGCCTGGCCGAGTGCAGCAGGTCGGCCAGGCTCGCCTTCATCGGGCTGTGGGTCATGGGCGACGACAACGGCAACGTCAAGTTCTCGGTGAGGAAGCTCAAGAAGCAGATATTCCCCTTCGACGACATGCCCGACGCCGATTTCGTCTCGCTGCTCGCCGAGCTCGAGCGGGTCGGCTGCATCAAGGCGTACGAGGTCGACGGCGAGGAGTACGTGAGCACCGTGAACTTCAAGGTGTACCAGACGGTCAAGAACCCGTCCAAGACCACGGTTCCGGAGCCTCCGGAAAGCCTCTCGAAGCAGCCCCGCACGCGCCGGTTCCAGGACGCGGAGCTGGTCATGGCGGCGGGATGCCCCACGGCTGCCGGATGTGGAGAAAGCGAAGGATCATGTGGAGAAAGCGCTGGGGTAGTGCTGGGGGAGTGCGGGGGCTACCCCAGCACTGACCCGGCGCTTGCCCACGACGTGCCTCCAAGTAAGGAAAGAAGTAAGGAAGAAGTTATTTTCCCTTCGGGAAAAATAACTTCTCCTTCCGACCGGGGAACCCCGACGTGCCCGATGTGCGGAGTCAGGATGTGGAAGAACAACCAGTCCGGCAGGTACGAATGCCCGAACTGCCTCGACGCGTTCGACCGGGATGCGGTGGTGTGGCGATGAAGACCAACGCCCAGCACCTCGCCGACCTCATGGCCGACCCGGGAGACAAGCGCCACGGGACGCGCAGAGGCGTGGAGCTCGGGTGCAAGTGCCGCCTGTGCTGCGCGGAGCGCGAGCGCCTCAACGCCAAACGGCGCGATGACGGCAGGGCCAAGGCCGCCGAGAAGGCCGCCGAGGCGAGGGCGAAGCGCGAGCTAAAGGCGAGCTATCCCAAGCCTCCGGCGCGCCGCAAGCCGCGCAAGCCGTCGAAGGACGTCTGCACGGTGGACGCGATCCTGCTGCCGATGATGGGCAAGCCGAGCATCGACAACGAGGCCCGTGTCTGCTGCGTCTGCGGAAAGCCCGCCACGAACAAGCACCACATCGTCAAGCGCGGCGCCGGGAAGCTCGTCGTGAACGGGCGCGAGGTCGCCAAGCCCACGGTGAGGCTCTGCGGCATGGGCAACGCCAGCGGGTGCCACGGAGAGGCGCATGACGGCAAGCTCCACTTCCGCTGGGTCGAGGCGGTATGCGCCGACAGATCGTCGGGCTACGTCACGACCGGCGGGCACTGGGAGTTCCTGCTGCTCGACGAGCCGGCGAAGTACCAGGACGCCCTGGCGATGGACGGATGGGAGGCGCTGTGAGCGATTCTGGCGCGCCTCTCGCGGCAGATCGCGAGCGGAACGGACTGGGAACGCGGAACGGAGGCGACTCACCCTCAGAAACGATCTCGCGGCTTCGCCCCCGGATGGCGAACCCCGTCCTCCGGGGGCTGCGAGAGGGGGTCGACCACCTGACGTGCCGGACGTGCGCGGCCTGCGAGGTCGTGCTGGCGAGCGAGGCCCCGTGGGCGCTCGTCCGCGACATCGGCCTGTGCGCCGACGACGGCCTGTCGCCGGTCGACCCGGACGAGCCCCGGCGCGGAGCCGACGCGGAGTGCTGGAGGCAGCGGCCATGGTAACCCGGCTTTTGGACGGATAAGGCCTGGATAAGGCCTATAACGACGGATAAGGAGGCCGAAATGGCCGATAAGGATACGAGCGGCATCGGGATGCTGCGGAAGCTCGCGGAAGACGTATACGGCAGCGTGAGCTTATGGGCGATTTTGAAAGATGGGAACGAAGCGGAATGGGGTGCGAATGTCGGCCGCCCAAAGCTCTCCGGAGCGATGCGCTCCATCGCCGACCAGATCGAGCGCGAGCACGTCGATGAGCTGGCGGCTGCTAAGCGCGGACTGACCGGCGAGGCGCGCGTTGCCGTGGAGCGGCTGCGTGCGGTTTCGCACGACGAAGTGCTGAAATCGGCGAACCCCGACTTCGACATCGTAAACGAGCTTTGCGCAGCGGTCGGCGTTAGTCGGCTCCGAACCTACACCGGCACGCTCGACGCGTTAGGCGAGCGCATCGCTGAGCTGATCGAGCATGGCGGCAAACAGGACGCGGATGTCGAGTGGCTGGGAGCAGACGGCTTGCCCATCAAGGCGGGCGAGACGGTGTACCTCGATGACGCCCATGCAGACATGGTGGGAAAAATCGGTTCGGAGTATTACGGCAAGTGCGGTTTGGCGGGCGTTGTCGATGGCGAAGCCCTCACGGTTTCGCGAGTCGGGGAAAGCGGCACGACGCGTGTTAAGGAGTCGGTAGCAGCATGGTGCCCCGCATCGTGGCTCACCCACACCCCGCCCGACACCCAGGCGCTCATCGACGATGACAAGGGCAAGATGTTCGATGTCTACTGGGGATGCCGCACCGCCGTCAACTGCCTCGATTGCCCCGCCGTCGTGGACGGAAAGCACCCCGATGAGCGGTACGGCGTCGTCTCGTGCGAGGTCGCGCAGGGCATGGACATAGCGCGCCGCCAGCGCGAGCTGGACGCCAAGACGACGGGAGGCGAGCGATGATCGCGGACGGCGTGCTAGGCGTGATCCTGCTCTGCATGATGCTCGTATGGTCGGCGCTGCTCATCTACGCGGCGAGGCGAGACGTCAAGACGAGCAGGATCAAGTACGAAAACGCGCAGAAGACCAGGCGGATTCTGATCGAGCTTGCGAAGAAGAACGGGCTCGACGAAGGGGACGAGACGGGAGGCGATGCGTCATGATGCCTCCGACACCGTGGCAATGGCAGTTCCCGCCGTGCCGGCAGTGGGTGCCGAGCAACAATCGCGATCGCGACGAGCAGGTTCAGTCGATCCTCCGCGAGGCGAACGAGGCGCGTACCGCGTTCGACGAGATCTGCTGGAACGGCATGCTGCCCTACGTCATGGAGCTGATGGACGTGATCCAAGCATGCGAGACGGCGCTCAGGGAGTTCGAGCCGCGCCATCTCGACGCGGCCAAGATGCTGGTGATACGCAAGAACGACGACAGGGGGTACTACGATGACGGAGGGAACCATGGAATTTAAGATCACCGAGGAAATGGTCGAGGAGATCATCTCGCAGAAGGTCGAGGAAGCGGTGAGCGAAGCCGCCATCGAACGCCTCGTGCGCGAGGCCGTCGACTACGAGATACGCAAGAAGATCGAGCGGAAGATCGAAGAGCGGGCTGACGCCATAGCGTCGGAAGTAGCCGACGACCTGCTGTCGCAGAAGGTGGACATCGACGACGGGTGGGGGCATCGCGAGCGTTTCGACACGTTCGCCGATTACTACCGCTCCAAGCTCAAGGAGAGCATGTCCGACCGCATGATCAACGATGTCATAAAGAAAGCGGTCAACGAGCGCGTGAACCGCGAGGTCGCGGAGAAGCGGGAGCGCATCAAAGAGCTGGTGGCGAGCGAGATCGAAAGCGGTGATCACGATGGCCGAGCTTGAGCCGTGCCCGTTCTGCGGGAGCGAGGCCAACATGGTCGACGAGGGGTCGGAGTGCGCACCGGATCGGTTCTGGGCGTGCTGCCCGAATCCCAGCTGCTTCGTCGAAGGGACGGGCGTTTACTCGACAGAAGAGAAGGCTGCCGAAGCCTGGAACGCCCGCTGGGAGCGCACGTGCAAGTGCGAGCAATGCGGACATAGCTTCAAGCCGACGAACCCCGAGCAGAAATACTGCTCGAAGGAGTGCAAGCGGGCCGCGCACCTCGCCAGAAGGCTTAGGGACGAGGGGGAAGCACCGCTTTGGTTTGCGAAGGTGTGCGGCGCGAAGGTGGTGGAGCGATGAGCGGTCGAGAGACGTGCTTCTGGCGCATGTGCTGGGTCGCAAAGGGCAAGTGGGCCGTCAGCACCCAGTGCGGCCATGAGTTCCTTCTGACGCGCAACATGCGTCTTTCAGACCGCATGAAGCAACCTTCTTTCTCGTGCCCGTACTGCGGGCGCGAAGAATGGCACGACGGCGAGAACGATACGTGGAATCCGCTCGACGAGCAGCTAAAGGAATGGGGCGTATGATGACCAACTGGGAGAAGTCCCGCGGAGGCTTCGACGCGAAAGCCCGCGGGGCATGGGGGCGGAAGCCCCCCTCGTGGGACGATCGGAAGCGCCCGGCGCTGAAGATCAGGATCGGATGCTGGATCGGGCCGCGCCGCGTGCGGAACGGCGGAAGCGAGGCCGACAATGGCTAACCACGAGAACCCGCAGTGCCATAACGGCGAGCTGCAGATCTACTGCCACCACGACAAGGAGCTCGTGCGCTGCGGCGACTGCTGGCCGTGCGCCGAATGCCACCCGTGCGCCTGGTGCGAGGAGTGGCCGTGCCCGTACGGTCATGATGAGGAGGCCGGACATGAATGAGAGCATCGCCGAATGGTTCGCGGCCAGGCAGAAGCGCGACGAGGAGGCCGTCGCGTACCATATCGACGAGAAGCCCGTGAGCATATCGTTCGAGTGCCCTCATTGCGAGTACCGCGTGAGCGTCCCGTTCGGCGAGGCGGACGACGGGACGGGGAGCATATGGAGCGGCTGGGCGGGCTGCGTCGAATGCCCGGACTGCGGGGAGGAGGTGCACCTTGGAGAGGCCGATTGGGGTTAGGCCCATGCCCCGCGACAGCCTGGGGCGCATCGTGTACGTAGGCGACCGGCTGCTCGCGCTCGGCGAGGTCGACTTGATCGCCGGCGGTAAATTGATCATCGGCGTGTCTCACGGCCGCTTTATGGTAAGCCCTGGCCGCGCGGCCGTCGACCTCGAAGCGTCCCCCGAGCGCACCAACTACGAGCGGTACTTCGCAGACTTGGGGACGCGCGACGAGGTGGTCGATGCGGCTGACTCGTGCCTTTTCGATCGCTCGATTTCCTGCAGTGGCTGCCCTATCGATGGATGGGGAGCGGCGTTCGGGATGTCTTCGGCTTATTGCGATTCCTTCTCCGATTGGCTGGACGAAACGGCGGTGGTCTGATGGCAGAGTACGTGATAACCGACGAGGAGATCGTGGCCGTCATCCGCAAGGCGTACGAGGCCGGCAAGGCGGGGCGCGAGGTGTACACGGTGCGCGACTACCTGAATAGGCCGCTCGTGCGGTGCCGGGACTGCAAGCATTACTACGAGCATTCAGAGGAGGATCTGGTCTACTGCATTAACAGGCCGATCCTCAGAGGAGATAAATACGTCGAGACAGAGCCATACGGCTACTGCGCCTGGGGCGAGAGAAGGGGGGGAGCCATGCCGATAGCGAGCGTACGCCCGGGATGCGCCCACGAGCAGGCGTGCGGGCACGCCGACGTGACCCACTGCGCCGACAGAGTGCCAGCCGCTTGGTGCAGCTGCGACATGCTGCGCAAGGCGGAGGCCGAGCGGGACGAGTGGAGGCGCGCCGCCGAATCCAAGCAGAGACTGTACGAGCGGGCCAGGATGTCGTCGGCGCGCGACCGGCGCGCGATGCTCCGAGCGGAGGCCGAGCGGGACAGGTATAGGGCCAAGGCGCTGAGCCTGCAATGCGTATGCAACAAGTACGTCTATCAGAGCAAATGCGCGTGGCGGCAGGGATCGGTCGACGAGGATTGCGAGCGCGTCGGCTTTCCGTGCCGCGCCGTGATCGAGGAGGTGGACGGGGCGTGAGCAACTACTACCTGTGCGGCAAGTGCGAGCACTACGCGCCAAAGGGCGGTGATCTCCGTGAGCAGGGCCGCTAGGCGAGCAGCCGGGATCAAGGGCCGCGAGCCGGTCTACAACCTCACGCAGTCGCAGATCGACGGGCTCAAGAAGGAGGCGGCGGACGCGGCCATAGCCCGGGCTTTCGCGCTGATGCTCGCCCTGCCGATGATGGTCGTGCACGACAAGTTCGACCGCTTCGACGGCCTCGACGACTCAGGGCGCGTGGAGGCCATGGGCGACCTGATCCTGGACTTGTACGACAGCTTCGAGCGCGGCTACGTCACGCTGGCCGACCTGCACGAGTGGCTGTCGGACGAGGCCGGCGTGGCGGTGAGCGTCGAAGGCGGGACGATAAGAGTGGAGAGGAGCGCTGAATGGAGCTGACGGTATTGAGCGACGACGGGCAAAACGTCCGCGTCGCGGAGATGACGTGCGGGACGTGCGCCCGCAAGGCCAGTTACTACTGCGACGTGACCACGTGGGCGGTTGGGGACGGCGACGAGTGCAGCGTGCCGCCTGAGTTCGGGGGCATGTCGTGGGAGCCGAAGACGTGCGGGACGTGCGCCGAATGGGTTCGTGTGTTCCTCGACGACGGCGTGTGCAGCATGCAGGGCGTCAGCGGAGACTGCGACGACCGCGACAACTACGTCGTGACGGCCCGGAGCGACGAATGCTCCTCGCCGGCGTATTACCGCAAGCGAGGAGACAGCGTTGAGCTGGTGGCGCTCGACATGTTGGACGAGATCCTGGAGTGGGACTCCCGCCATCCCGACGAGATGCCGGACGCAGGTGACGAGAGCAAATGCTACGCGTCGCGTCTTCGGAGGTTGGGGGTGATTCGATGAGCTATAGATTCAAGGTCGCCAACGTCGCGGGATCGAGCGCGAGCATCGTCAAAGAGCGTTACGTGAGCGCGGTCGGAGCAGGGCTGCCCCTCCTCGTCGATCCCGATGCTGGGAGCATGAGAAAGCACGAGTGCCCGCTGTGCGGAGGAGAGCTCGTGCCCATGGGCTGGTTCCGCAGCGGGGGCTTGCACGAGCTTCAGCACAAGTGCGAGCGTTGCGGGCTGGCGGTGTTCCGGTGAGCGCGCACTACTCGACGCGCGAGCCGTCCGGGTGCTGCGGGTGCGTCGCTGCGCTTGCGCTCGCCGTCGGCCTGTTCGGCGCGACTGCCTACGCCTGCTGGATGTTCGCGGCGTGGCTTGCATGGGAGGTTCTCTGATACGAGCCGCTCCTCACGGGGCGGCTTTTTGCGTCTCGCCAGGGAAATCTCTCCTTCGCCTATTGCAATTACATGGTATACCATGTATAATGATAAATGTCAGGAGGCGATAGGGCCTCCAAGCGAGAGAAAGGAGAACGACCATGAGCATCACATTCCGGATATGGCGATTGGCCCTCACCGTATCCATCAAGTGCCGATTGGTGAACCGCAGGTAGACTGATCGGAGGGAGCCGAACCGCAAGGCGAGGCTCCCGACTTGGGAATGTGTCCCATGGCCGTTGGATTGGAGTATACCATGGTGAGCGACGCGAAAAAAAGAGCAGACGCCAAGTATCGAAAGGAGAAGGTCCGCCAGGTCGTCGTGAGGTTCGGGCCGCCGGATGCCGATCTGCTGGAGCACTTGGAGGGCAAGGAGAACATGGCCGGCTACATCAAGCAGCTGATAAGGGCGGACATGGAGCGCGCGCGGCCGGACGATGGTCGAAAGGCGTGACGGAATCGGCACCGCTTCGGCGGTGCCTTTTTCGTATAGCCAGTTCAAAGCATGATAATAAAAGCGATTAATGTAGTAGGATGGCACCACCGCGAAAAACTACGGACGGAGGGCTTATGGCTGTGACGATGGGCAAGGGCGAGTTCAAGGCCTACATGTGCAACGTGATCGACCACATGGACGAGGGCGGGGAGGGCTACCGGCGGTTCTCCGAGCTGTTCCTGACCGCCATGGGCGCGATCGACGCGGCTGGGAACCTCACCGAGGAGTACAAGCGCTCTCCCTACTGGGCCGGCGGCGACGACGGCTCGCCGCTTCGACCGAGCGTCCAAGCCGAGCTGATGGCCAAGCTGTCGCCGGACGTGCGCGCCGCCGTCATGGATATGGAGGGAGCGAATGCCTAGGAGCCTTCCCGATTCGCCGAAGTACAAGGAGGCCATGCGCTATTTCAAGGGCGTCCTCGCAAGCGAGCGGCGCATCCGCTGCATCGAGGCCGAGATAGAGCGCCAGCAATCGCGCCTCGCCCTCAACGGCGTCGAGGGCGGCGAGCAGGTGAGCCGCACCATGGAGGGCGACGCTATGGAGCGCGGCTTCGTCAAGCTCTACGACTTCTGCGACGCTCTCGACACCGAGCTGATCGGCTACGTGGAGGAGCGGGAGGCGGCGCGGCGCACGCTCGACTGCCTGGACGACGGGGACATGGTGGAGGTGGTCTACCTGCGCTACTTCGAGGGCCTCAGGTTCCCCGCGATCCTCAAGCTGCTCAACGCGGGCGGGCGCAACATGAGCGAGCGCAAGATGTATTCGCTGCACGAGCAGGCGCTGTGCAGGCTGTGGCGCGTCATCCCGCGCGAGCACCGCCAGCGTAAAAGCGTGCAGTAAATTGCAGTAAAAACTGCGCTATAGTGCTATCCAGGTAGAGCCGTCCCGAATGGGGCGGCTTTTTTCGTTTCCGGGAGCGGGAGGAATTCCATGGCATCGACGAGCCAGCAGAAGCACCTGTTCGAGGACTACGACGGGTTCGTGGAGAAGTTCAAGCCGAAGAAGACAACCGACGACTGCTACACCCCGCCCGACAACCCGCCGTTCTCGATCCTGTCCAAGATATGCGAGTTCTACCTGGACCGCGGGATCGGCTTCTTCCTGTTCGCCCCGGCCTTGACGGCGCTCAGCGGCGCGAAGACGTGCATGCGCACGAACCACGTGTTCGCCGATTGCGACATCGAGTACCACAACGGCGCAGTCGTGCGCACCTCGTTCGTCACGTCGTTCGGCGACAACGTGGCGGAGACAGCGCCGGACCTATTCCGCGCCGTGAAGCGCGTCCAGGACGAGAGGCGGTCGAAGGAGAGGCAGCGGCTCCCGAAGTACTCGTATCCGAGCCACGTGCTGACGGCGGCCATGCTCGGGAAGTACGCCAAGTACGGCGTGCGCCTGGAGGTCAAGCCGGGAGACTGCGTGCTCGTAAGCGCCCTGGACGCCCGGCGCGAAGCCGGGAAGTCCGTGTACGGAAAAGGGCTGCTGCTGTCGGACGAGGCGGCGGCGCGCCATGCCGCAGCAGAGCGCGCCGCAGCCGAGCAAGCGTCCGCGCGCATATGGGAGCTGTCCGACAGGGAGCGGGCGATCGTCGAATCGCTTGGAAGCGGAGAGATGACGGAGGAGGCTCCATGGTGCCCATAGGCTACATGATCCGCGCGGCCCTGCGCTGCGACACGGCGCTGAGCCGCGCCATGCTGCGCGCGTGCGGAGTGCCCGTGCCGCGACGGTTCCGCACGGGCTCCATCGCGCTCGTCGACGAGTGCGACGGCATCGCCGAGTGCTTCGCCAACCACGGCTCGCCGATGGACGGGCGGCGGTAGCGAGCGAGGATCATCGACAGGAGGTGCGAGACATGGCCACGAAAGGCGCGGCTGCGAAGAAGGATCGCCGAGGCTCCGCCGCAGAGGAGCGACGGCCTTACAAGGCGAGGGTGACGGCCCACCTCGTCAACCTGCGAGAGGGTCCCAGCCTCTCGTCCGAGGTGCTGGCGGTCGCCAAGTGCGGCGACGAGCTCGACGCGGTGTCCGACGACGGCGAGTGGACGGAGCTCGCGTGCGGCATGCACGCCATGAGCCGCCACTTGAAGCGCGTGGACCCGTGATCGTCAAGGTGTGCCAGCGGTGCGGCAGGGTCGTCCCCTACGGCAGGGAGTGCCCGCATTGCCCGCCCAGGGAGTGGAGGCAGCGCGCCGCCTCGGCGAGGGCGTACAACGCCAGGCGGGAGCGCAAGTACGTCAACTTCTACAAGTGCAAGGCATGGCGGACGATGAGCGCCCGCAAGCTGTCGCACGAGAAGCACAGGTGCGAGGGCGAGGGATGCAGGGCGATAGCGACCGAGGTGCACCATATCGTGCCCATCCAGACCGACGAGGGCTGGGGCAGGCGGTACGACTGGGACAACCTGGAGGCGCTGTGCGTCCGCTGCCACAACAAGCGGCACGGCCGCTTCTGACGGCAGGTCGAGAGCCGCCGCATGGCCCGGCCCGGCGCGGATCGCACCGGAGCCGCCTCGGCGAGCGACCCGCCCGCCAGACGGCGCGAGGAGGGCTCCGGCCGGCATCAGAGCCCCTGGGGGCGCGGGAAAAGTTTCAGCCGCCGCCCAGGGCAACGGTGCAGGGGAGCCTTCCGCGCAAAAACCCCCGTTTATCCGAAAAATCTAGGAGGTGGTCGCGTGGGCAGGAATCGCGAGCCTGCCGCGTTGATCGAGGCCAAGGGAAGCTCGAACATCGGCAAGGACGAGCTCAAGAGGCGCTACGAGCAGGAGCTCAAAGTCGACCTAACCGAAGTCCACGCGCCTTCGTGGCTCGATGGCGGCTCGGCCGAAGAGTTCTACGAGATCGCCGCGAAGCTCGCCCACGTCGACGAGCGCCTGTTCACCGAACTCGACGAAGACGTCCTCGCCCGCTACCTCGTCGCCAAGAGCAGCTACGTCGAGATGACGTCGCTCGTGTCGAAGGAGATGAAGAAGAAGCGAGGGCAGGACGTCGACAAGCTGGCGAAGCTCACGAGGGCGCAGAACACCTACTTCAACCAATGCCACACATGCGCCTCGGCCCTCGGATTGACCATCACGAGCAGGTGCAGGATCGTGATCCCGAAGGTAGAGGAGGCGCCGAAGGCCAACCGGTTCGCCAAGTTCGACAAAGGGACGGCGAAAGGGCGATGACGGATCGCGTGACCCGGTACGCGAAGCGTGTCGCGGCCGGCAAGGTCGTGTGCGGAGAGCTTCACAGGCTCGCTTGCAAGCGTCACCTCGAAGACCTCAAGAGGCAGGACACCGACGATTTCCCCTATATCTGGAACGTCGAGGCTTCCAATGACGTCATAGGCTTCGCCGAATCCCTCACCGTCATCGAGGGGTACGAGGAGAGGGCCGTTCGGCTGCTCGACTGCCAGGCGTTCGACATCGGATGCACGTTCGGATGGGAGCGCCGCGACGGGTTCAGGAGGTTCAGGCGCAGGTACAAGTCGCAAGGCCGCCAGCAGGGCAAGACGTTCGAGAACGGCATCCTGGGAACCTACATCGGCGGGTTCGGAGGATACCGGCACGGCAAGCTCTTCACGGTCGCGACCAAGAAGCGGCAGGCCCGCCTCGCATGGGAGGCCATGCAGAACTTCATCACCGCCGACGCCGACCTCGCCGAGTGGTTCGAGGTCAAGGACTACAAGTCGCTCATCGTCGCGAAGAACACGGGATGCACGATAGAGGCCCTTTCGCGCGAGGGCGGCCTCGACGACGGCTTCCGCGCGATCTTCTGCTCGGTCGACGAGATCCACCAGCACCGGGACAACAAGATATACAAGGCGCTCTGGAACGGAACGAGGGCGCTGGCCGAGACGCTTATCTCCATGATCACGACGCGCGGCTTCAACCTCAACAGCTTCGCCAAGGAGATGGACGACTACGCGGTCAACATCCTCACCGGAGCCGTGCATGCCGAGGACTTCTTCGTCGACATCTACTGCATCGACGCGAACGACGACCCGTTCGACCCGTCGGTGTGGGTCAAGGCCAACCCCTACTCCATGGCCGACGAGGAGCGCGCCAAGGCGATAGCCGCCGACGCCCAGACCGCGCGCGACATGGGCGGCGAGGAGCTGAGGGACTTCCTCACGAAATGCATGAACGTCTGGTGCGAGGACGTCGACAGGCAGTTCATCGAGAGGGAGCGGTGGAAGGACTGCGCTTGCGGTTTGACGCTCGACGATTTCAGGGGAGAGCGGTGCTGGGTCGGCCTCGACCTGTCGAGCGGCGGCGACCTCACGACCGTCGCGCTGGAGTTCGAGATCGAGGAATCGGGAGAGACGTACGCCTACTCCCACTCGTTCATGCCTCGCGGGCGGCTGATGGAGCACGTCAAGACGGACACCGCCCCCTACGACATGTGGGAGCAGCAGGGCCTCGTCACCGTCACCGGCGGCGAAGGCGACTACAAGAACGACTACAAGTTCATCGCGAGGCACCTCAAGGAGCTTCGCGACGAGTACGGCCTGTCCTTCGAGGCGGTCGGATACGACAACCACAACGCCGACGGCTTCCTGTCGGATCTCGAAGAGCTGGGCTGCCCGCTCCTCGAAGTGCGGCAGTCGGCGAAGAACCTCAACGACGCGACGATGGACGTCAAGCTCCTCGTCAAAGGGGCGAAGTACCGCTATGACAGGTCGAACGAGCTTATGAGCTGGTCTTTCGCGAACGCAAAGCTCGTCTACAACTCGTTCGGCGAGTGCAAGGTCGATAAAAACTACGGCCCCACCAAGCGCATCGATCCGGTTGACGCGTGCATAGACGCGCACTACGCGCGCATGAAGCTCGCAGACGAGGCAGACGTCGACGCCGAGCAGGCTATGACCGACTACCTGGCCGAGATGGGCTGGTGACTTCGAAAGGAGGTGAAACATGGGAAGAAGCATGGACATCATCAGAAGGGCGTTCGGGATACAGCGCTCCAAGTCGGCCGAAGAGGCAGGGGCGAAGGGCGGATCCACGCTCGCCGAATGGAGTGACCTCGCCGAGTTCTACGGGCTTCGCTCGGACACGCCCGAGGCCCTTTCCGAATCGACCTACTTCATCTGCCTCAAGGTTCTCTCCGAGTCCATCGGGAAGCTGCCGTGCAAGCTGATGCGGCGGGCGTCTGACGGCGGGATCGAGACGATGCGGCACGACAGGCTCAACTACCTCGTCGAGTTCCGGCCGAACCGCTACATGACGGCCTCCGCGTTCTGGGCGACGATGGAGCTGAACCGCAACCACTGGGGCAACTCCTACGCCCTCATCGACGGGGCGGGAGACTCCATGAGCCTCTGGCCGCTCCCCTCGGAGTCGGTCGAGGTGTGGTACGACGACGCCCGCATGGTGAAGGACGTCCCCGACGTCTACTACCTGTACTCCGGCGGCGGCGAGGAGCACTGGCTCTCGTCCGAGGAGGTGCTTCACTTCCGCTCGTCGTTCTCGTTCGACGGCATCAAAGGGGTGTCCGTCCTCGACCAGCTGAGGAGCACCGTCGACGGAAACGTCAAGAGCCAGCGGCTCGTGAACGGCCTGTACGAGAACGGGATGACCTCGAAGCTCGTGATCAACTACACGTCCGACTTGTCGCCGGAGAACGAGAAGAAGTTCGCGAAGGGCATACAGAAGTTCACCCGCAACGAGTTCAAGCGCGACGGGATCGAGAACATCATCCCCGTTCCGTTCGGCACGACGGTCACGCCGCTCAACATGAAGCTGGCCGACTCGCAGTTCATCGAGATCAGGCGCTACTCCGCGCTGCAGATCGCGTCCGCGATGGGCGTGAAGCCCCACCACATCGGCGACTACACGAAGACGAGCTACGCGTCGGAGGAGGCGCAGCAGCTCGCTTTCTACGTCGACACGCTGCTGTTCAACCTTCAGCACTACGAGCAGGAGATCGCCTACAAGCTGCTGCCGGAGAAGAGGGTCGCGGGCGGCGAGGAGTTCAAGTTCAACGTCAACTCCATCCTGCGCGCAGACCTCAAGACGCAGATCGAGTCGCTGTCTGAAGGCGTGAAGAACGGCATCTACATGCCGAACGAGGCGAGGGCGAAGCTCGACCTGCCCGCGAAGCCCGGCGGCGACAGGATCTACCTCAACGGCAACAGCATCCCCGCCGAGATGGCGGGCGCCCAATACGCGAAAGGGAAAACCGAACAAGGAGGAGACGGCGACGATGAATGACGAGAGGCCAAGCGATGGCCGCGCCTTCAAGGGCGCTCGGATCGAGAAATCGGAGATATGCCGGTCGGACATAGACGCGATCAACGGGTTCACGCTCGAGGAGCTGTCGGACGAGGACGTTTTCACGTTCAAGATCGCGATGTGCGACAACAACGTCGACCGCGACAACGAGGCGTTCGACGAGCCGGCCTTGAAGCAGATGGCCGGCCTGTTCGTCGGGAAGACGATCATCAAGGACCACAACCACAAGGCGGACAACCAGATCGGCCGCATCTACGCGTGCTCGGTCGAGCAGCCGGGCGGCCTGTCCGACACGGGCGAGCCGTACATGCAGCTCGTGGCGAAATGCTACGTGCTCGTGAACGACGCGAACGCATCCCTCATCGCCGACATCAAGGGCGGCATCAAGAAGGAGGTGAGCGTCGGGTTCCGGCTCGGCTCCTACATCTGCTCGGTCTGCGGCACCGACAACGCGGAAGCGTGGTGCAAGCACGTCCCCGGCCGCGAGTACGACGGCCGGAAATGCCATTTCACGATGTCGCGCATCGAGGACGCCTACGAGATGTCGTTCGTCTCCGTCCCCGCGCAGCGCGAGGCCGGGGTGGTGAAGCTGTTCGGCGGCGCAGAGCCTCCCGAACCTGACCCGAAGGAGGAGGAGAAGCAAGCGATACAGGGCCGTGAATACGGCGGCGAAGCCGGTGAAACCGAAGAAATCGAAATCGAACTGAGCCTCACGGGCTCTTTTCTCTTTGAGGAGGAGAACACTTATGAACAAGAAGATGCGTGACCTGCTCGACCGGATCAAGGCCAAGCGAGACGAGGCAAAGGGCTGCAGCGCCGACGGCGAGGCAAAGGACATCGCGAAGGCCAAAGCGGCGGTCGCCGAGATGAAGGCGCTCCAGGAGGAGTACGAGGTGGAGAAGGCCCTTTTCGAGGCGGAGAAGGCCTCCATCCCCGACGACGCGGCCGACGAGGCAAAGTCGAAGGCGGGCAAGGGCGGCTACGAGGCCGCCGTGAAGTCCTTCGCCAACGCGGCGCGCGAGGGCTTCAAGGGACTCAACGAGGGAACGCCCTCCCAGGGCGGCTACACCGTCCCCGAGGACATTGTGACGAGGATCATCAAGCTGCGCCAGGACAAGCCGTCGCTGCTCGACCTCGTGGACTACGCCGTGAAGAAGACGTTGTCAGGCCAGGAGACGTTCCAGAAGCGCTCCAACGTGTCGGGCTTCTCCCCCGTCGGCGAGGGCGGCAAGATCCCGGCGGTCGGCACCCCGGAGTTCGGGCGCCTGAAATGGAACATCCAGAAGTACGCCGGGTACATGACCATCACGAACGAGGTGCTCGACGACAGCGACGAGAACCTGGTCGCCGTGATCATGGAGTGGTTCGCCGACAACTCGCGCGTCACGGCCAACAACCTCGTCCTGGCGACCCTCGACTCCAAGTACGAGGGCGAGGGCGCTCCGAAGACGGTCGAGATCAACGGCCTGGACGACATCAAGCGGGTGCTGAACGTCACCCTCGGCCAGTCCTTCAAGCCCACCTCGACCATCGTCACGAACGACGACGGGCTCCAGTGGCTCGACACGCTCAAGGACAACGACGGCAACTACATCCTGAAGGGCAACCCGCAGGATCCGCTGCAGCTGCGCCTCTCCGCCGGTGCCACCACCGTGCCCGTCCGCGTCGTTCCGAACGTCGGCCTGCCGACCGACGACGCGAAAGGCATCCCGGTGTACATCGGCGACCTCAAGGAGGCCGCCAAGTACTACGACCGCAAGGCGCTCTCCATCAAGGCGTCCGACGTGGCCGTCGTCGGCGACATGAACGCCTACGAGGAGGACTTGACCGTCTACCGGGGCATCGAGCGCGAGGACGTCGAGCTCAAGGACGACCAGGCGTACGTGAAGGGCTTCATCCCTTTCCCGGCGCCGGCGGGGGAGTAGCGTCCGGACTCCCGCCGGAGCCTTTGGGCGACTGCGACATGACGGCGTTCTCCATCGGCGGCTCGGTCGGCGTCATCGACCAGGACGGACTCACGGTCGCCGTCAGCGTCCCGGCCGGCACCGACACGTCCGCGCTCGTCGCAACCTTCGAGCACACCGGAGCGAAAGTGCAGGTGGCGAACAGGAACCAGACGAGCGGCGAGACCGCAAACGACTTCTCGAGCCCGAAGAACTACAAGGTGATCGCCGAGAACGGCGAATCGAAGACCTACGCGGTGACCGTGGAGGTCGAACCCGAATAGGAGACGAGAGGGGGCAGCCGCGATGGTTACGAAACAAGACGTGCTCGACTACCTCACGATCGACGATTGCGACGATGCGGCGGGCGACGAGATGGTGTCCCGCCGCATCGAGCGCTGCATCAAGTCGGCCGAGGGGTGGATCAAGGAGTCCGTATGCGAGCAGGTGGACATGGAGGACGCCTTGGCAGAGGAGCTGCTGATCAAGGCCGCCGGCGAGCTGTACGAGAACCGGTCGTTCGCCGAGAAGGGCGGTATCAACTCAAAAGCCACAGCCGCCCTCAACAGGATGGCAGCGGACTTCGCCATGCAGCTGCGATGCAAGTACGGCGGTGACGTCTGATGGATGTCGGAGCACCCATAACGGTCGAGAAGATCGACGAAAACGGCGACTGGGCGGTATACGCCTCGCTGCACTGCCTCAAGATCAACCAGACGAGATCGAGCGAGTACGCCGAGGCCGGAAGCGAGCACTCTGCGGCGTCCGTCGACTTCACTGTCAGATGGAGCAAGCGGGTCGAGGAGATCAGGTTTAACACGTCCCAGCACCGCATCGTCTACCGAGGCCGCGCGTTCAACGTGACGGGCTACGACGACTACATGGAGCGCCGGGCGACCGTGAGGCTGACGGGGGTGTCCTACGATGGCTGATTGCGACGTCGAATCGCTGGCCGCCGTGCTCGAGGAGGAGATCCTGAAGCCTTTCGTCGGGGACATGAGGCAGGCGAACAAGGCCGGCATCCAAAAGACCATGAAGCAGATGGTCAAGGAGACGAAGGCCGCGAAGTTCGACCACGCCTACCCGTCGGCGCGCCCGCACGGAACCTACCAGTCGCATATCGCCCACACCGGCGAGCCGGTCGGCACGGACGGCTGGAAGGAGACGTGGCACGTGAGGGCGCCGGAGCACCGCCTGACCCACCTGCTCGCCGACGGGCACGCGACGGTCGACGGCAAGCGCACGAAAGCGAACCCGTTTCTGAGGGACGCCCGCGACAACGCGGACAGGAACGTCCTCAAGAACATCGAGGAGGAGATGACGTGATAGCCGATGAGATCATGCGGGCCTCCGGGATCGAGCACTGCTACGGCGGCTGGTACCCGAAGAAGGCGCCGGCGAAGCCCTACGCCGTCGTGCTCGACGAAGCGACGTCGCGCGGAGCCGATCTGAAGAACCTGATCGAGGATCACAGCGTCACGGTCGAGGTGTACACGTCCAAGTCCCAGGATCCGGCCGTCGAGTCGGTGGCGCGCGCCCTCGACGCGGCAGGCGTCCCGAACGACAGATCGGAACCGGTCTGGATCGAAAGCGAGAAAACCTACATGACGGCGTTCTACTACTCGCTGTCAGTCAAGAAAGGAATATGAGCATGGCGAACATGAAGCGAACCAACCCGGATGTCATCACCGTGGGGAGCGCGATCGCGTACCTCATGGAGTACGCCGGAACCGTCCCCGAGGTGGAGGAGATCTGCGTCGAGAAGAACCACCTCGGCTGGATCAAGTCGGGCGCGACCATCGAGTACACCCAGTCGAGCGCGACGTACAAGGACGACCTCGGAAGGAAGTCCAAGACGATCATCACCGAGGACGGGGCGACCGTCGCGCTCGGGATCATCACGTGGAACGGCGGCACGCTCGACAAGCTCGCGTCCACCGCACGCGTGACCACGGTCGGCAACAAGCGCATCGTCAAGATCGGCGGCATCGGAAACGACAACGGGAAGTCCTACGTGCTGTGCCTGCACCATGTGGACAAGGTGGACGGAGACTGCTGGTACGTCATCGTCGGCAAGAACACGGCGGGCTTCTCGCTCGCCTACAAGCCCGACGCGGAAACCACCGTCAACCCGACGTTCACCGCCGAGACGATGGACGCCGAGGGCACGCTGATCAAGTACATCGAGGAGATCGTGGCCGCCGAGGGCTAGGGCGGAGCGACGCGGGATGCACCGGGGAGGGCGCTGGAAACGGCGCCCTCCCCGCTTTTTCCCCGAAAGGAGACGAATGCATATGGCGACAATCGCAGAGGCGAGGCTCAAGACGCGAAAGGACGTGCTCAAGCTGACCATCGGCGAAGGGGACGAAGAGCTGACCGTGAGCATCCTGCCGCCGACGAAGGCGATGTACGAGGACATGACCGCGCTCTGCGGCGTCCTAGCCCGCGTCGCGTCGGGCGAGGACGAGTGCGCCGACCTCGGCGATCTCCTGTCGGTGGTCGCGAACGTCATGAGCAACAACACGTCTCTGACGAGGGTGAGCGCCGAGCGCCTCGAAGCCGAGGGCTTCGATGTCGTGGACGTGCTCGAATTCGCGAACGCGTTCGCGTGCTTCGTCAAGGAGCTGGCGAAACCAAAAAACTAGAAATGCCCTGGTATCCGAACGAAGAGGAGCCGGGGCACAGCTACGCCGTAGAGACGAGCGCGGAGAAGCTCGTCGCCGACTACGCGCGCGTCGCGCTCTTCGACGTCGAAGAGATGGACTACATCGAATACCGCGTCATCCTGCGCGACGCGTTCATAGCGAAGCTCAACGCGACCGAGCAGGGCCGCGAGTACCTGAACAAAGCATGGCTTCTGAGCCGGACGGACAACGACCGCGACAAGTCGCGGGCCGTCTTCGGCGACGGTTAGGACGGAGAGGGGGAGAAGCGAATGGCGGGCAACATCAAGGGCCTGACCGTCGAGATCGACGGCAACGTGACGAAGCTTTCCAAGGCCATAGCGACCGTCAACACCGACGCGAAGAAGCTGCAAAGGGAGCTGAGAGGCGTCACCACGCTCCTCGAGTACGACCCCAAGAACGTGGTGCTCCTGGAGCAGAAGCAGCGGAAGCTCAACGAGGCCCTGGAAGACCAGGCTGACAAGCTCAAAGAGCTGCAAGACCTCGAGAAGGCGTACTCCGAGCAGCTCGGGCCGCGAACCGAGGAAGAGGCCAAGGACTTCGAGAGCCTCCAGCGCGAGATCGTCGCCACGAGCAGGAGCCTCGAAGCGGCCAAGAGGGCGCTCGCCGACTTCCGCATCGAGCAGGGCGTCGCCCATTCCGCCATCGGAAAGCTCGGGGAGGGGCTGGAAAGCTTCGGGAGGCGCGTGAAGCCCGCGGGCGAGATGATCGAATCGATGGGCGGCAAGCTCTCGCGCACGCTCACGCCCGCCGTCCTGGCAGCAGGCGCCGCCACGGTGGCCGCGGCCGTCGACATCGACACGAACCTCACCAACGTGCGCAAGACCGTGGACGGAACCGAGGAGCAGTACCAGGCGCTCAAGGAAGCGGCCATCGAGTTCTCCCTGACCAACGCCGTGAGCGCCTCGCAGATCCTCGACATACAGGCGCTCGGCGCGCAGCTCGGGTTCGCTATCGACGAGCTGGACGAGTTCGGGCAGGTAGTGTCCGGCCTCGACATCGCCACCAACATGGGAGCGGAGCAGGCTGCGACCGAGATGGCGCAGTTCGCGAACATCACCAAGATGTCGCGCGGGGAGATCCGCAACTACGGATCGGCCATCGTCGGGCTGGGAAACAGCTTCGCCACGACCGAATCGGACATCTCGTCCATGGCGATGCGCATAGCCGCAGCCGGCACGCAGGTGCATATGTCCCAGGAAGACATCCTGGGCCTCGCCACCGCGCTCGCGTCGATGGGCGTCGAGGCCGAGGCGGGCGGCACGGCGATCAGCACGATCATGGCGCAGATCGACAAGGACATCGCCCTCAACTCCGAGGCCGTGGAGACGTGGGCATCGACGGCCGGCATGTCTGCCCGGGACTTCGCGGACGCGTGGAGGGCCGACCCCGTGCAGGCCCTCTCGGCGCTGCTGTCCAACATGGAGGCGGCTACCGCCGAGGGCGGGAACATGTCGGTCATGCTCCAGGAGCTCGGCATCGACAGCATACGCCAGACCGACGTCATGAAGCGCCTTGCCGGCAACTCGCAGTTCGTCGCGGACGCCGTGGCGAAGGCGAACGACGAGTGGGGCAAGAACACGGCCTTGCAGAACGAGGTCGACAACCGCAACCGGTCGCTCGCCGCGCAGTTCGAGATGCTCAAGAACCGGGTGGTCGCGCTCGCCGAAGACGTCGGCGGGCCTCTCGCGAGCGCGCTGCTCGACATCGTGGACCAGGCCGAGCCGCTCATCAAGATGATCGCCGACGGGGCGAAGCGGTTCAGCGAGATGAGCGATAGCGAGCAGAAGGCCGTCCTGCAGGCCGTCGCGCTCTCGGCCGCGCTGGGTCCGATGCTCAGCCTGGTCGGCAAGGGGGTCAAGAGCATCGAGCCGTTCGGCACCGGGCTCCAGAAGGTCGCCAAGATGCTCGCGACGGTCGACGAGAAGACCTCCATGGCGGGGCGCTCGATCAAGGGCTACACGGCCGAGACGAAGGCGTCGCAAGCCGCGTTGAAGAGGCATTCCGCCGAGGCGAAGGCGTCGGCGGACGCGGCGAAGAAGCAGGCCGACGCGATAGGCAGGTCGTCCGTCGCGATGGGAGCCGCGAAGGCGGCGGCGATAGGGCTCGCCGTCGCCGGCATCGCGCTCGTCGTCGCGGAGATCGTGAAGTGCGTCGACCACCAGGCGAAGCTCGAAAAGGCGACGGACGGGCTCAGGGACTCCATGGGGTCGATGAACGGCGCGTACCTGTCGACGCGCGACGCCGCCGTCGAGGCGAGCGGGTCGGCCGACGGGTACGCCAAGAGCCTTTCCGACGTGAGGGCCGAGATCGACAAGGCCGTCGAGAAACAGGCCGAGCTTGCCGACTCGATCAGGGAATCGTTCGAGGAGGCCGGGAAGAGCGTCGGCCTGCTGGACTCGTACAAGGGCGTGATCGAGGAGCTCGCCGGCAAGAGCGACCTGTCGGCACAGAAGCAGGCGGAGCTCAGGCTCGCGGTCGACGGCGTGAACGACGCGTGCGGGACGAACTACGAGGTGGTCAAGGACGCCGGCGGCGCGTACGTCGTCATGAAGGACGGCGCGGTCGAGGCCAAGGACGCGATCATCGAGCTCATCGACGCTCAGGAGATGCAGATACGCTTCGACGCCGGGAAGGAGGCCTACGAGCAGTCGTACAAGGCCATCGCCGACAACGCCAGGGTTGCGGCGGACGCCACGGCCGCTTACAACAAGGCGCTCGAGGATCGCGAGGAGAACCAGCGCCTCGTCCGCGAGGGCGATCAGCGGGCCATCGAGACGAGCGCCGAGTACGAAGCTGGCGTGAGGGACGCCGAAAGGGCGATGAACGAGGCGAACGCCGTGCTGTCCGCCTCGCGCGACTCCATGTCCCTGCTCAAGGACGAGCAGCTCCTGCTTTCCCAGGCCATGAGCGAGGGCAAGGGGAGCGTGAGCGAGTACGTCGCCAGCAACGACTTCCTGCTCGCGTCGCTCCAAGGCGCCGGCCAAAGCTGCCTCGACTTCTCCGGCACCCTCCAAGGCGTCGGGGCGAGCGTCGCCGACCTCGCTAAGCTCAACGAGGAGCAGCTGTCGAGCCTCGCATCGAGCTACGACGGGACGTACTCGTCCATCGCGGGGCTGCTGTCGGAGTACCGCGTCGGCGTGGACGACGCCAAGGTCAAGACCCAGGAGTCGTTCGAGGGCATGAGGGGCAGCGCGTCGCTGTACGCCGACGACGTGAGGCTCGCCCTATTCAACGCGGGAACCGACTCGGAAGAGCTCGCCCGCAAGCTCGCCGAAGCCGGGGCGTCGACCGAGGACTTCCGCAGGCTGTCGGCCGACCAGCTTGCGCTGCTCGTGGAAGCCTACGGCGGCAACACGGACGCCATCAAGGCGAAGCTCGACGAGTTCGTGGCCCTCAACGGCGACGCCGGCGTGATCGCCGCGCTCAGGCTGTCAGAGGGCATCGACGAGGGCGCTCCGAGCGCGTACGCCTCGTTCGAGGCCCTGGTCGCCGGGTTCGACGGGGACATGGCGAGGGCCGTGGACATCGCCGGAAGCTACGGGATAGCGATACCCGGCGAGATCGCCGACGGGATGTACGCGAGCGCGGGCGCCGTGACCTTCGCCGCCGGGTCGCTCGGCGAGAAGGTGGTGAGCGAGCTCACCGGAACCGACTACAGCGAGACCGGCGTAGCCGTTACGCAGGGCATGGCCGAGGGCATGGGAGACGGCTTCGCGGCAGAGCTCGCAGCCGCCGGGCTCGGAGACGACGTCATCGCCGCCATCATGGAGGCGCTCGACGCGCACAGCCCGTCGCGCAGGGCGCGGGCGGCCGGCGAGACCGTTCCCGCCGGCCTCGCCGAGGGCATCGACGGCTCCGACGAGCC